CCGTCTGTTGGGTTTTTTACAACAATTAAATCGTACATCAAATTATTGGCGGCAATCATTAAATTCTTCAGTTTTAAATGGTTGACAACACAAATCAATGCATTTCGAAAAAGAACGTTAATACAAATTGCAATGCAAAAAAATTAAATTTAAATTGAGGATATAATATCATGTCTGACGACCCGTATAATCAAAGAAATCCGAATTCTATGTTCAATGCGACATATCCTTACAACCAAGCAACTGTTACTAGAGGCGGACACGAATTTCACGTCAACGACACTCCGGGAGATGAATCTTTAAAGCTTCAACATACTCAAGGAACGTACGTTGAATTCGATAAATTTGGCGGGTTATCCTTAGCGACGAAAGGTAAAGCGCATTTTTATTACAATGATGGGGTTTCAGAAACGGTTGAAGGTTTCAAAGACGTTAAGATTTCTCAGAATTTTACGCAAAACGTAAATGGCGATATCACTGATACTAATGCTGGTGATAGAGTAGTAACAACTGGTGGCGATCTTACAATTGCAGCTGGCAGTGGCACCACAATTCATTCGAATGAAGATTTAGTATTGACTGCTGGCGGAACGTTAGTTATCAATGCTACTGATATATCTTGGCACGTTACAGGAGACCACGGGTTTATTTCTACTGGCGATCAAAACATCGGAACTGCAACAGGCGATATCAATATGACCGCCGGTGGTGGCGGTGATGTTAATATTTCTGCCCCTCTTGGCGGTTCAATTCAATTGACGTCATCAACTTCTGTCGTATCATCGGGCGCGACTAGCGTTACACTTATTTCTCCAGCAGTCGTTGAACTTTGTTGTGGTACGTCAAGAATTGTTATGACCAACAGCGCAATTACTATACAATCATCGATGATAAGCTTATTAGGAGGAATTATCACTAATAGTTCAGTAGGAGCTATTCTGAATACCGCAGGGGGCGGTATTGTAACTAATGCCGCAACAATAGCAACTACTGCCGCTGGAGGAATCGCAACTACCGCCGGCGGCGTTATGTCTGATATAGCCGGTGGTGTTAGAACTCTTACTGCGCCCCTAACGAGTGTATTGTAATATGGACATAGTTGACATCGCCGTAAGCAATACTGTAGGTATCGTATCTATATCGTATGACGATGGGGCAGAATATTTCCCATCTGTTTATGACAAATCATCCTTTTCTTTCGATGTCACTTTCAACGCATTTAATTCTGACGATAGTACACCGCCAATATTAACACCAACGCCAATATCAAACGTTTCTATCACATACACGCCGGCAACTATTCCTGGTCTAACAATAGTTGTTGCAAATAACGATCCTACGTCGTATGTGATGAGATTTAGCGGGACTATAAGTGGCTTGTTTAACGAATCGTATGATTTTGTGATTTTGCAAAATTCCGATATCGCTAATAATCAGGCGAATCAGATATCAACCGCAAATTACACTTACGGAAATGTTCCCAACGGAACAGTCGGAGGGATCTATAATTGGAATATCCCTACAACCAGAACAGCTCTCGTAACGTATGATATGAAAGTTTCAGATAGTGTTAGTAATGTTCATGTCATCAAAACACAAACAATTTTCTGGAACTTAAATACAAGCGTAGCGGCATTCCAAAATCTAGTATCCAGTGGAGGAGTAATCTAATGCCAGCAGTAGGTGTAGCAGCATCAAGTCCCGTTCTTTCGTTAACTGGCGCGGGATATCATTGTATGGGTCCGATGCCGATTATAACGGGACCGCCAACGCAATCGTTATTCACGGTTTCTGGTGTACCTGCGGTGGTTATTGGCGATATCGTTGGCGGCAATCCACTTCCGGGATGCGGGGGTATCGACGTTTCGGTATTGACTGTGGGTAGACCTAAACTTACTATAGGCGGTAAAGCTGTCGGAACTATTGGTTCATTGTATACGTCAGATAATATGATCACAGCAGGTAATCCGAAAATGTTTGTTTTATGATCTAATAAATAAAAACAAAAAGGTTAAGAAATGTCGACAAGAGCTGATAATATCACTCAGACGCAGAAGATTCAAGATGTATTCAGCGACTTTCTTGATGACCTAACTCCACACCCAATCACTCACGATGTTGGTCGCGTTCGTAACGAACAATCAATCAATCAATCGATTCGTAATTTAATTTTGACCAAAATTGGTGAAAGGTTTTTTCAACCAAATATCGGGTCTAATGTGTATAATTCGTTATTCGAGCCAAACGACGCATTCATGCATGAGGATTTGGTATACAGTATTAGAAACGTGATCAACCAAAATGAACCAAGAGCTATTATTCAAAATGTTACAGTAAACCCCGTAATCGATGAATCTAGAATATCAATCAATATCGTTTATTCAATTATAAATACACCAATACAAATACAAACTCTGAATTTAATTTTAAGAAGAGTCCGATAATGGCAAATAATTCGCTAAGTCTTGTCAGTCTAGATTTCGATACCTTAAAGTCCACACTAAAAGGCTATCTGTCAGCGCAACCGCAGTTCACTGATTATAACTTTGACGGCTCTAATATGTCTGTCCTATTGGATATCCTGACGTATAATACGCATATGAATGCGTTCTATCTTAATATGGTCGCGTCTGAAATGTTTCTCGATTCTGCTCAGTTACGAAATAGTGTCGTTTCAAAAGCTAAAGAACTTAACTATTTACCAAGATCATACGTTTCTTCTATGGCAGAACTCAACTGCAGATTCGCGCAATCGGGACTAACTGTTTTCGTAATACCTGCCGGAACAAGATTCAGTGGCAGGAATTCGAATAGCACATATTCGTTCACAACGTCCAGCTCCGTAAGTGTCTATCCGTCCGGCGGGTATTTCACAATCAATAACCTACCCGTATATGAAGGTAGATTGTTAACAGATGCGTTCGTTGTTGATAATACTGTAGACAATCAAAGATTTGTATTGAATAACGATACTATTGATTCTAATTCGATCACCGTAAATGTTATTGAGAATAACGGTCAGACCAATACGATGTTTCAGTTAGCTACTAATCTTTATGGTCTACAAGCTAATTCGACTGTATATTTCGTGCAAGCTGTAGAAAACGCCAAATACGAAATAGTGTTTGGTGATGGAGTATTCGGTAGACTACCGCAGAACGGCGCTACCGTTCAAGTGCAATATAGAACCACTTCCGGTACAGATGGAAACGGGTCAACTAACTTTACATTGAATACTAATCTAGGTTCGTTCAACGGATACAATAGCGCTATCGTTCCTACAATAACGACTATTGCCGCAGCATCTGGTGGAGCTAATGCAGAATCGATCGATTCGATTCGTTTCAATGCTCCAAGACATTATCAAACGCAAGACAGAGCGATTACAGTGAACGATTATATCAATATTGTATTGGAGAATTTCCCAAAAATAAAAGCATGTCACGCTTTCGGTGGAGAAACAGTTACAAGCTCAGTGGAATATGGAACAGTATTCATTTGTCCAGTAACATACTCCGGTTATCCTTTATCGACATTAGAGAAAGAAGAGATTGTCGCTTTCCTATCGAACAAATGCAGTATTCAGTTAGTTCCGAAGGTTATGGACCCAGATTATCTGTATATGATTATTAACTCAACAGTTACGTATAACCCAAGCGCAACAACGTATTCTCCGTCTGACATACAGAATATTGTTTCTACTGCCATAACACAATATAATTCGGATTATTTGACCAATTTTAACACTACATTCAAAATGTCTAGATTTGAAGCCGCTATCAACGATTCTGATACGTCAATTTCCAGTAATCAAACAAAACTCTCTTTAAGAAAAAATGCTATACTAACGCTAAATGATCTTTCGTATATCAAAATACTATTCAGAAATAAAGTAATCCCAGGATCAATATACACTAGCGTCTTCACTAGTGCAACGAAAAATTACATATATACTGATGTCAATCCAAATAACAACACTTTTCGATTGACCCAATACGACGGTGCTGTTATCAAAAACAATACCAATACAATGTATTTGAAAGATGTTACGAATCCCGGTTACGAAACATACGTTAACGCTGGAACAGTTAATTACGACACCGGAGAGATTAATCTAGTTGGTATCACCGTTTCTGGATATATCTCCGGTTCCGCATTAGAATTTTTTGCAACTCCGGTAAATCAAGATGTTTCTGTTATCGGTAATGACGTTATCGAAATTGATCAATTGGCTGGTGTCAATATAACGGTAAATACAATCTAAGATGAACGCCATCGAACCATTTATCTCACCATTCATTCCTAGACAATTCCCAGCATTCTATAATGACGAAGGACCAAATTTTGTTTCTTTCGTTCAAGCGTATTACGAATGGTTAGAACAATCTAATCAAGCTGTAGGTCAATCACGTAAGCTACTCGATACAGCTAATATCGATCAAGCGGAAGCTTCGTTCTTAACTTACTTCAAAAACGAATATATGAATTCGTTACCAGAGAATATTGTTGCGGACAAAAGACTGCTTGTCAAACACATTCAAGAACTGTATAGATCAAAAGGAACGCCAAGATCATACGACTTGTTGTTCCGTATGTTGTTCAATGAATCAATAGAACTATACCAACCCGGACAACACCTTTTTAAACTATCAGCAAATGATTGGCAAATTCCACAATATATCGAAACCACATACAGTCCAAATCTTGTTGGGTTGATCGGTAAAGATATAGAAAATGCCGCAGGAACAGCTAGCGCAGTTGTCGAAACATATACTCTGAAAACCGTTAACGGAAAACAGATTAATGTTCTGTATATCACATCCGTCAGAGGCAAATTCAAATTTGGTGATAGGATTATCAGCCAATCATTAGTTGATTCTAACGGAATTCCTTTAATCAACGTATTAAACGCTCCAATCATTAACGGATCATTATCAGCAATCGCGATTGAAGACGGCGGTTATAATTTCAACGTTGGCGACGCGTTACAAGTTAGCGGATCAGGAGTAGAAGGCGTCGCTCGCGTCGCGTCGGTTGTAAACGAAAATGGCAAAGTTCAATTCAATATCATTAATGGCGGTTCTGGTTTCAGCACAAATTCTATCGTTACCGTTACGCCAATATTAGGTCTTGGTATTACAGATGTTGTTGGCTCTTTTTCTTACGGCGACACTATAACAGAAGCTAATACTAGCGCGACCGGAACTTTAGCATCTTCTAACTCAACTATTGCTAGTTTGATTAATTTCTCAAGTATCAATAATTTTAAGATTGGCGATAGTATCAATAATGGTCTTGGTTCCTCTGCAACTATAACTAGCACTTTCGGTGGTGGTGGCGCAGGAGCTACGTTCAGTGTTGGCGCTGTAACAAATAAAGAAGTTGTGAGTCTCAATACCGATGTTATAACTCCGTATGTTAGCACTACTATTGATACTTCCGTGAGAATTGGTATTACTATTACCGCTAATACGTTCGCCGTTGGCAATACTGTAAGATCAAACGCCAATAATATTATTCTTGAAGGCGTTGTTACTAGCGCAAATAATGTTGCTAATAATGAAGCGTTATCGAATAGTTCTTTGGGCATTTCTGGATTGTATGTATATCGTTCGGACAATGGAATGATATGGTGCACCGGAACTGATACGAATCTTACTAACGCGAATCTCGTTTCTGGCACAATATTAGTTTCCAATACTTCGTCTAGCACTTTTCTTTTGACTGTTAGACCTGATAAATTAACATCTAACGCTTCCGGAATTGTCACATCTTCTAATTCAACATCTGTAACAATAGCTACTCCGAATAGCGAATTTATCAAAACATCGGTATTGATCAACGCGAACAATTCTCAATTAGCGAATATAGAGAGTCAAACAAGATTAAATAACTGGATCTTTCCATTAAGACAACTACCCCTTTTAACAAATCTAGATACTAAGATTAACGAAGCGTTAGCTTATATAACTCAAGAAGTAGGTACTATTTCATTACTAACTAATATAAACCCAGGCGTTGGTTACTCTACTAATCCGTTCGTTGATGTTATTAATCCTTTGATGACTATTCAAGGATTAGATGACGGTATTGGCGGATTGAAAGGTCATAATGCAAATGTAGCATCTTTGGCTGTTAACGCGAATGGTATAGTAACGTCTGTGCAAGTAATAGGTTCTGGGTTCGGGTATAACCCAGCTGAAGTGCTTCAATTATCCGCAGCTAATAATCCAGCCGCAGTAAGAGGCGTTGCCGTTGTTGATACTCAAGGTATTGGATTAGGCGGGTGGAAGAACAATAATAGTTTCTTAGACAATATTACGAAGATACAAGATAGTCAATATTATCAATACTTCTCATATGAAATCGTTGCTAACAGAATGATAAATACGTATGAAAAATTTGTGAGAGATTTGATTCATCCAGCTGGCGTTGCGTTGTTTGGACGTTATAAATTAAGCGATGAACAACTCGACAATTCTGAAATAATGTCAGTCTCTATATCTCAATCATAAATACAATAAAGCATTAGGGAAAATAATGGCAAACACTGGCGTTCTCACTATCTACCATTATGATAGCCAAGTAAACAATTTCATTGAGGATATCAGAGATACTAAGCGAGCTTATTACGTCTTTGTTGGTAAACCAGATCCATGGTTGAACGCTAATGGCGCAGTAGACGAAACAGCTGTTCCAGTGGCTAACGATTCAATTGAACAAAATCAGCTGAGCGTTTATCACGACATGCTTTACGGTAAACTGATTAACACGTCCGACGTTTCTGTATTGATCCCAAGGTATAATTGGACTTCTGGAACAATATACGACGCGTATGACGAAGCTAAGTCAAATCTATTCGATACGCAATTCTACGTCATCAACGATCAATACGACGTTTACAAATGCATCTACAGAAATGTTGGTTCCGCTTCTACTGTAAAACCTTCGTTAACCGCTACATCAGGCACATTTCAAACTGCTGACGGTTACATCTGGAAATACATGTATAGCGTAGACCCAGCTTCTAATACCAAATTCACATCTGCTTCGTATATCCCGATTGTTCCAAACGCAAACGTTCAAGGTAATGCTACTCCCGGTTCAATTGATGCTATTGTAGTTACGAACGGCGGTGTTGGATACGATGTAAACGAATCTGGTAACATTAGTAGTGTGATTAACCCTTATACCATTAGACTACCTAATACTTCTTCTAGTTCAGATGGTTATTACGCAAACTCGTCAATATACCTTCAATCCGGATTTGGCACGGGTCAAGTAAGAATAGTCAATACGTATAATGGAACTACTAAACTATTAACCGTTTCTCCAGCAACTCCGTTTAGCACGTATACGACTCTTGATGTTCAGAACGCTAATGGAACAGTCGCGACCGGATATACAGTGGAGCAGAAAACCAATTATCTGAGCTATATATATTCCAATGGATATTTCAACGTTGGTGATACTGTTGTTCAGTCTGATACTAGCACAACTGGTAACATCATAGCTGCTAATACTACCACTTTACAGGTTGTTTCTTTTTCCACAAATAATTTCTTATCCCATCTTCCAATTATCGGCACTTCGCAAGCGGGCAATTCAAGAGTAGGTAACGTCTCTTTCTCTAACACCGGCGGATTAAGTGTTTCTGTAATTTCGAATAACGGAACAGGCTATACAGCAAATGCTGCTGTAACTATTATTTCTTCGGATGCGGGTGCAAATGCCGTAGCGAATGCGCACGCGAATACAACTGGTAAGATTGATGTTATTTATATATCATCCAATGGCGTAAATTATTTCGCTAACCCAACTGCGGTAATTGCAATGCCGTCCAATACAACGATAACAGTCAGCTCGCCAACCGTTATTGGCGCGAACAGCGGAACGCCTAATAATATAATTACTATCAGTAGTGCTAATTCTTTTGTTGCCAATGACGCTATCTTATATTTTAGAGCTACTAGTAACACTTCCAATATCGGTCTTGTTTCTGGCGCAACGTATTACATTGATGTGGCTAATTCAACGACTATTTCATTGAAAGCTTCGACAACTGGAACTAGAATTGTATTGACTCCGAATACCTCAGCTGAGACTGGTCATTCTTTCAGAGGCGTTCAAGCTACGGTTAGTTTGTATAGTAACTGTTACGTTATTTCCAATACGACTGGAACAGCAACTCAATTGAATGATTCTGCCAACGGTTATTCTAACGGACAGTTCATTAAAATTGGAAATAACGTTATTAGAAGAGTGTTGAATGCTGTAAATTCTTCAATCATCATTACTGATACATCAGACGCGTCGTTTGCGAATTTAGCTTCGGTATTATCGTCCACTCATCTTCAAATGCCGATTGCTGCTCGTATTGATTCTGTTACTACAACAGTTGCTAATGCTTCTGTTGTTCAGACGAATTTGACAGCAAGAAAATTATATCTCGGCAATACTGCTCTCCCTGGTGTTAATTTCACTATTGGTGAGAAAATTGATCTTGTTGATTCCGCAAACACCTATCAAGCAGCTAACGGTATCGTTTCTTTCGCTAATTCAACGTTGGTATACGTCGGAGCAGTTTCTGGTAATTGGACAGCTAATCTCTACGCTTTAGGCGAATCGTCATTACAGAAAGCGTATATCAATCAAGTTGATCAGAATCAAAATATCACAATTGATAATATCAGTAATTTCACACTAGGACAAAAACTATATTTCAAATTTGGCGCGTCCTATACAGGCAATGCCGATCTAGTTAACTTGACAACGATTCCAAACCAATCAACTCCGTATTCAATTGGACCACAAGTGTTGATTAGAACGCCTGATGTTGGATCAACAAACGCTAGCGCGATTGCAATTGTAAATACAGCTTTTGGTTCGGGTAATACTATCACTAATATTCAGATGATTAATTCTGGCGCGCATTATACTAAAGCTAACGTTTCGATTTACGCCAACAGTCAACACGGTTCGGGAGCTACAGCCAATCCAACTATTTCTCCTTTGAGAGGACATGGGTATAGTCCACAAGAAGAACTAGGTGGTAGATACGCTGGCGTTAGTTTGACTTTCGATACTGTTACGAACGAAAGTTATGGATTTCCGGGTTACGGAACGTTCAGAAGAATTGGTATTATCGAAAGTCCGCAATTTAAAGATGTTTGGTTGACTCTGAATAATTTCGATAGAGTTAATTTCGGAATGACAACATCGGTAACATCTAGCGCAAATCTAAGTATCACAAGTTGGATTCCTGGTGAAGTAGCTTATCAACCTTCGACTAATGCAGCTGGTATTGTTGTCTATGGTAATAGCACATTCGTTCAATTGAAAAACGTTCTCGGTACGTTTAATCCAGCTGGTTCTAATGTCTACACGTATTATTCGAATACAACAGCTGATCTAACATCTGCGAATGTTGTATATTTCACTGTCGGTAATGGCGCAGAAGTTGTTTCGGAAGCTACTTCGAACGCTAGCGGAGCAGTAACTCAGATTTTCTCAAACACCGCGATTTCGATCAGTAACGTTACCGGACAATTTGTAACCAACGACGTTTTGTTCGATCCAATTATAAATGCTTATGCTACAGTATCAACAATAAAGACGGCTAACGGAACAAGAGACGTTACATCAACGTTCGGATTGAAGTTCAATCAAACAGTTAGACTTACTCTTACATCTAATACTGCGGCATTCGCGAATAATGAATTTGCTAATCAGGATATTTCTTTTGCTGGCGGTAGAATTATTTCCACTAACGACGATATCGATCTTCAAATCTCTTCCAATACGTTCACAAATAACGCGTTGATCACGTCGAGTAGCGGCGCGACCGGAAGAATTATTTTCGCCAACACGACATATTTAAAACTTACGAATATTTCTAAGAATTTCACATTTGCTACAGGACAAACTATAAGTAGTGGGAGCGTTACTTCGCTTATCAACCTATCTCTACCCGTTTTGATCATAAGCGATTTAGAAGGTCAGTATCAAGCTGGCTCCACTAACCAAGGTTTGTTTTATAATATCCATGGATCCACGTCAAACGCTGTTGGTCAATGTAATTCCAGTCTATTGATAACAAATCCTGAGTTAGTAAGAGATTCCGGTAAAGTGATATATACGCAATACGTATCTCCTGTTACTAGAACTGCTACGTCGAAAGAACAAGTAAGCTTAGTCATCAAATTCTGATGCATTTAAATAAGAAAACTAGAGGAATATAATGACATCTCAATTAGACACAGATCTTTCTCGCAGTCCGTATTTTGATGACTACGATCAGACAAAGAACTTCTACAGAATTCTATACAGACCCGCCGTGGCTGTGCAGACTCGTGAAGTTAATCAGATGCAATCTATTCTTCAAGATCAGATTGATAAATTTGGTCGCAGTATCTTCAAAGAAGGTTCCGTTATCGAAGGTTGCGCATTCACATTCGATAACAAATACGATTACGTAAAGATCAATGATAACTACGCTAACGGTTCCGCTATCTCTACTCTGAGCGCGTTCAATAATTATTACGTCACTAACCAAAACGGATTGAACGCACTTATCGTCAATACTGTATCTGGTTATCAATCTCAAGATCCAGACCTCAATACCTTATACGTCAAATATCAAAATTCCACAACGTATTCGAATGGCGCGACTCAAAGCGTGTTTGATATCGGCGATAGTTTACAGATAACAACTAGCGCTAACGTTTCTGTCGGTAACGTATCGGTAACAACGTTAGCTAATCCTACAGGTAAGGGATACGCTTTTACAACGACTGAAGGTGTTATTTTCAAGAAAGGTTTCTTTATCCGTGTCGCCCCTCAAACGCTTGTTGTATCGAAGTATAGCAATCTACCTGATAGTATTTCTGTGGGTTTTAACGCTACTGAATTAATCGTTACTCCAGAGTCTGATACGTCTCTTGTCGATAATGCTTCCGGTTCGCCAAACTATCAAGCACCTGGCGCGCATCGTCTTAAACTAGTCCCGGAACTAATAACAAGAAACAGCGCTGACATAAGCAATACTACATCATTTTTCTCTCTTTGTGATTTCAAGCTTGGATTTCCGGTATCAATTAAGAACGATCCACAATACACCGCTCTTGCAGCATCGACAGCGAAGCGCACATTTGAAACTAGTGGCAACTACGTCGTTCAGCCATTCCTTCTTAGTGTAGAAACAAAATACAACGTAGCGAATAATGTTGCTACTCTAGACTCGACGTATCACAACCTACTATCTTCTCCAGGTGTTGGATATGTTCGCGGGTATAGAGTCGAATACGTCAATAGCAACGTAGCGAAGATTCGTAAAGGGACAGATTATCTAACCACCAGTAATCAATTGGTTGGGACGACATACGGGAATTACGTATACGTAAACGAATTCACCGGTGATTTCAATACTGATAATCTTGTTCAGGTTGAGATTCATAAACAAACTTATACATCTGTTACTAGTAAAACTTTCCTCAATACTAGTTACGTTAGTGGGAATAAAATTGGAACTGCGTACGTAAGAAGTCTAGACTATTTCAGCAATACTTCAAATCCAAATCAAGCTCAATATACACTATCGATATTCAACGTTCAGATGCTTGCTGGTTTCAAATTCTCTGATGCGAAAAGTATGGTATATTACGACGCTGGCACAGTCAAAGCTGTCGCCGACCTTGTTTTAGTTGATAGAAACACTGCTGGAACGTTAATTGCTGCTATTCAACGATCCGCACAAGAATCATTGATCTTTAATATTGGACAGCGAGCGATTAA